TCAAAAGGCATGTTGACTCCATCCACTGTGGCAGTGTAAGGTATCACTGGCAAGAATCCAGGAACTAGATTTACCGTGTATTCATCAGTTCTCACACCAAGTATGGTGTTTCTGGCCCCGGGTCGTCCTACTCTTTGCGTGTCTACCAGACTGGCATTGACAATGGCTGTAAACTGTTCTTGCCAGTCAAAGTTGCTGGGATCTGCCCAGTTCACTGTGACGTTGGCCAAGTTTACACCGTTGTAATCTATAACGTTTTCTGTGGTTTGAACCGAAAATACCTTGAGATATCCGCTGGCGCAAGTATTACGCTTGGGTGTATAACTGACCAAATTTGCCAGTTTTACAACTGAATCTCTGCGTTCGGCTGTGTCTAAATAGTTCTCGCGTGTGTTAAGGTCTGTGCGGAATGCCAGGGCTTGACCCATGAATGCCATGACATCCAAGAGTGCGATGAACTCTGAGCTTTCGATGTAATCGTTGAATGTTTCGGGGTAATACAGGCGCAAATAATCCACAAAACTTTTACGCAGGGTTTCAAAGTCGTAGCTTTGAAAGTCGGCTTCTCTATAGGTCTGGTAGATTCGTTTCCAATCTTCAACACCAAATATAGCTGTTTGTCTTGTGGTTTTGGCCATGTTTATTCCGTTGTTCTAGTATTTATGGAAAGAATTATCTGGGTAGTTAAACGTAGCTGGCCCTGCGAGATTCTTGGTCGAAGAATATGGCCAAACGTTCAGCATCAGTGCTGGGAACCACAGTGATTTCTATCTGTACTAGAATACCGTTTTGTTGTGGGAACAGATCTATGCTATTGATAAAAAGTCGAGGATCGCCACCGGCCACACGTTGTACTTCATTGACAATTGTGCGTTCAGTTTCTTGCGTTTGATTTTCAAACAAATTGTCCCATAGCGTGGTGCCGTAGCCAGGTCGCCCAACCAATTGACCTTGACGTATATTAAAGGCGTTCAGCAGATCTCTTTTGATCAACTCAAAATCAGTCAACGTAAATTTCTTGGGTTGATCTATAGTGTTAAATCCAATAAATGTGGCCATGATGTATTTACACCTTATGTGTTGGGGTTAAAAACCGTAGTTGCTCTTGATGCCAACTGTGTAGCTTGATTCGCAGCGCCGGTGGCTCTCCCAGCCAATGCTTGCCCTTGAGAAAGCAACGATTGACCTTGACCTTTGAGACCATTGAGAATATTCTGAGCTTGTGTAATATCCAGTGGCAATCCTTGTGTGCCGATTGCTGGAGGAGAAAAAGTTGGCGTTGGGATTTTGCCACTGCCTATAACTCGTGTAAAGGCCGCATCTACAGTGCTACGATTCACTGTTCCAGTAAAGGCAGCAGCTGGTTGGATTCCTGACACCAAACTGCCCAATTTTCCCTGGGCAAATTTTACCGCGTATTGGCCCATTTTGCCAACACTGTCTAAAGCACCAGACACATTGGTACTCAACCCCTTGTTCCACAACTCTGTGGCCTGGGCTCCGAGTTTAGAAGCGTTTTGCACCAACGCACCAACCTGAGCTGTTGCTTGAGTGACCGCTGCCTGAGCCGCAGTTCCAATGTTTTGAAAGTTTTTAACACCAGCATTGACCAACCCTTGTCCTTGAAACACTTGACCAACCAATCCAGTGACGCCGCCACTGATGGCAGGAATAATTGTTCCGGCACTGGTAAGTGCCGAGTATCCCTTGGTCATTAATGATTGCTGAATTTGTGTCTGCAAAGATCGGCTTTCAAGAACTTGATCAACATTTCTTACTCCATCTTTTCCGGTCCATATACCAGGAGATTGCATAACTGCTGTAAAATTATCAGGATTGACTGGCACAGGAAAAGATGGATCAGCAGTTTCGCTGATTGGTTGACTTTTCAAAAATCTTTCAAAGGTACCAGGTTTTATATATCCAGCTTGTTCTAATTGCAAACAGTTCAACCCATACTTGCCTATCCCTTTTAGTTGAGACATCTCTGTATAAGGTTGATCTACCTGTGCTGCTAATTGAGCGGTCATGGTTTGAATATCAACCGGAGATAACGGCCCCACAGTTATTGCTCCAAGCCCTTGGCGTTCGTTGGCCACATCGGATTGAGTAACCGGATTGTTTAATGGTACATTTGTAGTGTCTACTATGGCCTCGGTGGTAGGAAGATTGTTTACCACGGCCAAAATTGCAATTTCTTCAACACCGGCTGTGCCGCGATCTAAACGGCTTAGACCAAATTTGACCAACTGGCTTTCTGGGCTAGAAAGACTTTGCCCTGGTTGAAATCCAACTAATGCTCCGGCTGCAACCTGTTCATAAAATATTCTGTCAGCCTGCGCTTGAGTGGTTCCTGTAGGAGCCTGTACAGTAAATTGCGAACCAGAAGGAAGAGTGTATTTAAATGTAGCCATGATTAAAAATTAGTTCCTGCTAATTTTTGGAATCTGGCCAAGGCCGCTTTGTATTCTGCAAAAGCAGCTTCCGTTCTAGGATCCAATATACCAAACTCTCCCTTGAGTCTTTCATATTCATTTTGTTTGGTCAGCATATCATCTTGAGCCGCATTCAGTTCTTCTCTGGTGGGTCTAGCGGTGTTTGATTGTGTTGCCGCAGGTGTTGCAGGTACAGTTGTTTCTGTCTGGGCTGGAGGATCGGCAGTTTTTGTAATAGTTACCCCAGAAGGAACTGTTGGTGCCGCTGGTGGTGGCGATGGTTGTCCTTCTTCTAGTTTAACGGTCACTCCTACACCTTTGTTGTGATACGGCCACGGTTCATGAGTAGGTGCTCGAGTCACAATACTTTCTAATGCGTTGGCTTCAACTTGCCAACCAAGGCTGCTGTTGAAAGTAGCATCGGGCATGAGATATGTAGTCAATCCGGCTGGCGTATCCACAGGCAATTTAGCGCCACCTTGAAGATCAATAGTTCCAGCACTTAAACTTAGATTATTGCCAGCATCCCAAGCACCGCCTTTGCTGACCAAGGCTAAACTACCATTGCTTTTTACCCCAATCCTGTCTTCACTGTAAAGTGTGATTGCATTTTTACTGGCCACTGAAACAGTCTCGTCGCTTTGCAACGTAAATGCCTTGGCGCTTTTCATGTTGATTTTGTTTCCAGCATACATGTTGATGTCTTGATCGGCATGCAAATTTATGGTTCCTTCTGTTCTAATATTAACTGAATTTGTACTAAAAACATCCAATGTGCCTTCTTCGCCTAGTTCAATCCATGATTGCCCGTTGGCATGTGTGATGTAAAAACAATTGCCATCATCACTCATGGTTATTTGATGCCCTTTGCTGGTGCGTATTCTAACAAGATTGTCACTGCCTTCGATGCTGCCATCATCCATTACCAAAGTATGGCCTCCTCTACGACCAATAACTTTGATATCTTCAGGAGTTTGTCGTTCCAACTCTTGGCGGGCTCCTTGATCGCCCAGGCCTCCTTGATAGACTGCTCGTCCCGGTGTGCTGATACCATAACAGGCACTGGGACTTTCTCTTTGGCTACTTGATGCAATGGGGCCACGCACAGGATCATTGATCAAGCCTTGTTGGAACAGTATTCCGGCCACGTAACTGTGTACAGGTTTTGGTTGATCAAAAAATCTAGGATTGTTGTTTGTCTCAGGATTTGATATGGCATTATTGATTTCTGTAACTGGCAACAACGAAGCATTTGCAAAATAAGCTTCTTGATTTTGATTTTGCGTGGCGGCCTTGTTTCTGGTCACAGCGCCAATTGCTGGAATCATGTGATTGATTCCAGGCTCTGGCAAGCAACCAACATAGTATCCTTGGGTAGGATCACCTGCTACAAAAAAACACAGGACTTGGGTGCCAAGATCGGGCGGGGTAAACCACATGCCGTAACTTTGTTGATTGCCTTGTAGATAAGATCCAACCCCGGCGCTGCCGCCTTTGGGCGTTGCTCCATAAAATGGTGGACAATAGCTCACGGTTCTCCATAGGCTAGGATCTGTTAAATTTGGCAAACCTTCTTTGTCGGTGGCTCCAAATTGATCAATGTAAACTTGTAAACGTCCGCTGCGAGTGTTGTCTATGTTGTTGACCACAATGCCAATGTAAGGGCCCATTTCCGCCGGAGTACCACCGCGGTCAAATTTGTATCCCTGGGGACGGCCTCTACTGCGTTGTACGTTCTCTGCCATTATGCTTCTCTATCCATTAGTTGTGATTGACTATTTACACCGGCCGTTTGTTGGTCGGCCGACAATCCTGCAAACACATCAATATCGCCAGCGTTGGGTGGTGCGGATGGCCGCTGATCTTCTGACAGGCCGGCAAACACATCAATATCGCCGTCCGACGTTGGTGTCACTGGAGCTGGTTGTGGTTGTGGTGCATTCAAACTAATTGGCACGTCTTCCTCGGTCTCTTCTCCAGGCAAGTCGGCAGTCAATATATTGATTCCATCAACATTGGTCCACTCATTGTCGGGCTTGACCTCATTGTTGGCAGTTCTACCACTGCTGTTGACTGCGCCGGCTGGTCGTCCCAGTGCTTGTTGATCTTTGAACGTCTGATCTGGCAAGTAGGTCAACAAGCTGCCTTTGAGGGTTTGAACAAATTTTCCTTTGCTGAATTCACTTATGCATTCGTTGGCTTGATAAACATAGCTTTGACGTGTGGCCCCAGGTCTTTTTTGGTTTTCAAACACAGTTGTTCTAGTATTAGGATCAATGATACCTGTGTTTAAATTGTAATCATCTGGCGTATTGATCAATATTTCAAACAAAATTTGCTGAGATTCAAAATTAATTGTTCCATCGGGTAAAAATGCATTGAATGAAAAGCCAGCCTTGCCTGGCGTAGCAAATGCTTCTCCTTGTTGTAACCATGCCGGATCCCCAATGATTTGCAACGTGGCATTGGCTAGGTCGCCCGGATTATACAAGTAGTCGGCAGCATTTGCACCAATTTCGTTGACTCGGCCTGCGGCACCTTGATTGCTTTCACCGCTGGTGGGTTGGAAATTGGCTTTGATAGCATCATTGACTACCGTACCACCTAGT